CAACAGGGACCTGGCCAACAGATACTAATAGCTTTGGAGTTAGGATCCAATGGGATCTTGGTAATGGCCCAACACTTCAGACATCAACAGTGAATGCTTGGCAGGCTGGAGAATTCTACGCTGCGACTGGTGCTGTCCAACTCATCGCTAACTCAGGTGCAACATTTGATTTGACAGGCGTTCAATTTGAAATAGGAGTAGGAGCTACACCATTTGAGTATCGACCTTACGGACTTGAGCTCTTACTCTGCCAGAGATACTATGAAAAGACCTTTGACGTTGATCAAACACCAGGGGTAGTCACAGACTCTGGTTCACTCTACATTCCTATGGCAGCTGCTTCTACAACTGGTTGTCAGTATGGCAGCTTCCAATACAAGGTTCAAAAGAAGAGCTCACCAACCATAACAGCGTGGTCTGTAGGTGGTGTTTCTGGAACATGGACAGTAAGGGACAATGGTACTCTCATTGGCACTGGATCATTACAAGTTGATCAGATCAGTCCAACTAATGCTCGTTGCCGTGTCATTTCACTCTCTGGCGGTACACTCACCGTATCAGCTTCGAGCAACTGGTACATTGCTTTTGGTCATTGGACAGCAGATGCAGGGTTCTAGGAGATAGAGATGGCAGAATACAGACAAGTAAAGGACGCACAAGGCAATCCCAGCACTTCCATGATCCAGAGGGCTGTTGACACAGCGTTCATCCCCTTTGATCCAAACAATCGTGACTATGTAGAGTACCTGGCTTGGCTCGCTGATGGAAATACACCTGACGCTCCACTCTAATGGCTACTCAACTCGATCCATCGATTGACTTTAGCAGTACAGTCAGCTATCCAACATTGGGCCGTAATAGACTCATCAATGGAGAGATGGCTATTGATCAAAGGAATGCTGGAGCTCTTGTCAGTATTAGTAGTACACCAACATTTACAAAATTCTCTGTTGATCAATTTTGGGGGACTAATACAACTGGTACTGGAGTCTTCTCAGTACAGAGAGTCTCCACTACACCTCCAATTGGATTTTCTTTCTATTCTCATCTTGTCACAACCACAGCTGATGCTTCACCAGCGGCTGGAGCTCAGTACTACTTTTATACAACAACTGAAGGACTCATGCAGAGAGATTTTCTCTGGGGATCAACTAGTGCTAAGTCAGTCACACTCTCTTTCTGGGTCAGATCCTCGTTGACTGGAACATTCAGTGGAAGTATCAAGAATGATAACGCAGATCGATCTTATGTCTTCACATATTCCATTTTCAATGCAAATACCTGGGAGTATAAGAAGATTGTCATCACTGGTGATGTCACTAGTACATGGGTCATTACGAGCGCTGCAAGAGGCTCGATCATTACTTGGGACACGGGCTCTGGAGCAACTAAAGAAGGAGTAGCAGGTTGGCAGGCTGGCAACTTCCATCGAATTGCAGGGACTGTTAGACTTATTAGTACATTGAGTGCTACATTGGATATCACTGGTGTTCAATACGAAATAGGTCAAGGAGCTTCTCCCTTTGAATATCGACCATTCGGATTTGAATTTATGCTTTGTCAGCGATACTGCCAAAAGATTGGTGGAGAAGTTTCAGGTGGACATGAAATCTGTCTTATGCAAGCTTATTCTACAACGCAAGCTTCTGGCTTAATTCGATACCCAACAACTATGAGGGCTGCACCAGTTCCAACAGCAACCGGTTCTTTTATTGTTTTGAGCGCAGTAGCTAGCAATCTCGCTGTTACTGGATTTGCTTTTCCTGTTCCTTCAACTCAAGAAACTGGAGTTAGTATTACAGTGGCATCTGGACTTGTAGCAGGAAATGCTACCTTTCTTCAAACTACCTCAGCTGCACAATATATTTTACTTGAAGCGGGGTTATCATAATGCCTGGAACAGCCATCTCAACTCGACAAATTGATTCTGTAGGCTTTCCTACTACATTTCGTAATCGTTTGATCAATGGCGAGATGATGATCGATCAAGTTAACGGTGGTAATTCTCTTACAGTGAATGACAATAGTACCTTTAGGTCAGTTGATCAGATTGAAGGGATTGGTCAACTTACTGACGGTGTTTTTACACTACAGAGACAATCTGCTACACCTCCTGCTAATTTTTCTAACTATTTGCGAGCAACCTGTACAACAGCAGATGTCTCCATTGGAGCAGGACAACGATACATTTTATTAAACCGAATTGAAGGGTATAATGTTCGGGATTTTGGCTTTGGAACAGCTTCCCCTAAAACAGTTACGTTATCTTTTTGGGTCAGAAGTAGCTTAACTGGTACGTATTGTGGTAGCTTTGTAAATAATACTAGCAATAGAAGTTATCCATTTGAGTATGTTATTAATGTAGCTAACACATGGGAACAAAAATCCATTACTTTAGTTGGAGATACAACAGGTACATGGGAGAAGACTAATCTAATTGGAATCCGTTTATTTTGGTCTTTGGCTATTGGGGCGACTTATCAAGGGACTTTGAATACCTGGACAGGTGCTGAATATTACGGAACCTCAAATCAAGTCAACTTCATGTCATCGAATACGTCACGCACCTGGGATATTACTGGTATTCAACTTGAAGCTGGAACAGTTGCAACACCATTTGAAGTAAGACCATTTCCTCTTGAAGTCCAACTCTGTCAAAGGTACTACGAGAAGAGCTATGCACTTGATACTGTGCCAGGTACGAATACTGCAACCAACCTTGCTCGCCTTGCACCTATATATGTTGTTGCCAATGAGGTCGATGTAATGATCAATTATAAAGTTCCGAAGAGAGCAATCCCAACAAATATCTTTACTTATACGGCAGCTGGAGTGTCTGGACAGTGGGGTTGGTGGAGTAATACGACAGCAACAAGGACAGATCATCCGACTGGAGCAAATCCAATAGGAGAGAACACCGCTATTTTGTTTCAAACAGCTGTCCTAACTGATCGTAATGGTGGAGATGGTCATTGGGTGGCGGATGCACGACTATGACAACACAACTCGATCCAGTAACAGACTTTCGACCAACATACGCCATTCCCAACATTGGTGGGACCTTCATTGGGTTGGGACGCAATCGTATCATCAATGGAGAGATGATTATTGATCAAGCAAATGGTGGAAATCTTGTATCTGTGACTAGCGTGAATAGTTCAGTTGACCAAATGATTGGGCAGGTGAACGGCGCCGGCATATTTTCACTTCAACGACAAACTGCTACACCTCCTGCAGGATTCAACTTTTATCTTCGTGCTTCATGTACAACTGCTGATGTTTCAATAGCCGCAAGCGACTTATATCGTATTTTTATGCGATTAGAAGGAAACAATGTTCGAGATTTCCTATGGGGAACAGCAAGCACTAAAGCTATTACAATGTCTTTTTGGGTTCGATCTAGCTTAACAGGAACGTATACAGGGTCAGTTCGTAACCCTGCTGCAAATAGCTCATATTCCTTTGAATATACAGTCGATGCTGTTAATACGTGGGAAAGGAAGATTATTACACTTCCTGGCGATACGACTGGTGTTATGAACACGGATAGTACCACAGGGGTGGAAATTTCATGGTCCTTTGCATTAGGAGTAACTTCACAGGGAACTGCAAATGTTTGGAGCACTCCTACAGGCTTTGGAACTGCTAATCAAGTAAACTGGATGTCTTCAAACTCAGCTAGAACTTGGGACATTACAGGTGTTCAATTAGAAATCGGTCCTTCAGCTACAGCATTCGAGTACAGACCATTTCCAATAGAAATCCAACTCTGCCAAAGATATTATGAGAAGAGTTATGATCTGGATACACCTCCCGGAACAGTGACAAGCATTGGTCGTTATACTCTTATGGATCTTGCAGCCAGCACAACAAGCACTCCAGGACGTGAACTTGCATGGAAGGTTATTAAGAGAGCTGCTCCATCAGTTTTTCAGATGTATCATCCCAATACAGGTGCCGCTGGCCAAGTTACGATCACAAATTTTGTTGGAGTTGGAGGATCAGCAACATTCTCTCCTGCAACAGGTGGTATGGGTTCGGCGCAATGGTCTGTAACTGGAGCAACCGGTTTAACAGCTGGACAGTCATACAGAATCGATTGCCACTGGACAGTTGACGCACGACTTTAGTAAGTAAAGCGATGTTATACACAAGACTCTAGGGATTTAATGAAACTTGAAGAAGCATTCCAAGCGCTCCGCAAGAAAACTCCTCGTCAAGTCGCTGAACAAGCGATAAAGGATATGGCTGAATCTCGGAGACAAGAGAAGGAGCAGAGATTCACGTTGGGAGACATGCTCTCCGAAGAGACTAAACAAAAGATGTTAGATCTCTGTAAAGGGAATGGGGTTGGAGAGGTGAATGGGAGATTTCGAAAAGATAGAATCATCGACAAGGGTCATATCCATGACTCTTCGGAGCGAACTTTCCAAGTGGAAGGCAGAAGAGACCATAGTCGATGACCACATCAGAAAAGTCTCCTTCACGAAAGGCGCTGCAACAATCGCCATCATCCTTTGTCTCAAGGAAGGTGAAGAAGGATTTGAAGTCCATGCAGACTACCGAGGTGGTTTCTGCAGAGACGATTATCGAGGCTTCAGCTCTAAGAATGCTGAGAAGGCGATTAAGTCGGCGCTTGCAAGAGCGACTGTCATCGAAGAGCTTGAAAGATTTTAGATACACATTTTCAAAGAATGGGAGCAACCGTGACGCACAAAGAGAAGACGACTGAATCGATGTTAGCAGAGCTTGAGATCACCCTTAAGAAAAATCTTGAAGGTTGGTCATACCATCATGAAGTCCATGATCGCTTCAATCGACTAATTTTTATCAAGAAGCGAGCTCTTTTTAGTGTTCTTATTGATACATTTGAGAAGTCAATCACGTTCAATGCAATGTGGAGCAATGGTACTTCTCATGAGAAATGGTGTCCACTGAGTGTAGTCGATCCAATAAAAGAAGCTCTTGAAAGCATCGTCGCTAAAGCGGCGGTTATCGAACAACTGAATAGATTCTGAGGAGGATACGCTAATGACGAACGCGCTAGAAGACAAAGAAGACTTTGAAGGTGGTCATGACTCAGTCATTGACACACTTGAGAAGAGAGTCCAGAAGAAGCAAGCATCAGCACGTGATTGGAACATCAGTCATCAATTTGCTGATATGTACTTCGCTGGCACGAACACGCGAGAAGAGCGCGTTGAGCTTGAGCGTAACCTAAAGAAGATGATCGGCGAAGGTCGATTCTCTTACAACTACATGCAGGGATATTTGATCTCGATGGGATATCAACATGACGAAATTGTACGAGCTTTCAAACACCTTACTGGCATCCATCCCTACGATCTACAGAATCCTGCGTCTTTTCTAGCCACACCTCCAACGATCCCTGGTATTTCACTTGGATGGGGACAAGGGAAGAAGGGTGACTATGACTACTACTTCTTGAACCCTTATCTTTGGGGCTTCGCTTTGTTCGGCCAGAAGGGTGACATCAATCGTGATGTCGTTGAAATGTATCACACGAGTGATCAAGCATACGATGGTCTCAAGAGCTATGTTAAAGAAGCTCACATCTATGATCAGCCACTGACGAAGGATGTCATGAAGGACTTCAGAGATGAAGGGCCTGGCTTATCGACATTGAACCAGACTCACAACATTCTCCTTCAGGCTGATCAAGAGACTATTGACAACCTCGGTGAACGTGCAGCTTCGATCTATGATCATCTCAATCAACATCCTGAGGATGCTAAAGTTGTTCTTGCAGGAGCTTTAGATGCAGGACACATTACAGCAGAAGAGGAAAAGGCTATACGAGCAGCAATCGAGAGAACTGCGGCACCTGATCCTACTCATCCTACTGGTGGCGCTGGTACGCCTCCTCCTAGTGATAATACCGAAAAGGCAGTCGGCGTTGCAGAGCAACTCTTTAAAACAGAAGACACTGTCAAGAACCAACCATTTCCAGACTCAATGGAATGGAGAAGCCCGACAGACTTCTTCGAAGATCAGACAGGTGAGAAATCAGCAGACAAGACAGTCTCTGAGAACATCGACAAGATCCTTGACTACATCGGAGCTAAAAATCAAGTCTTAAGGAACTTCAAGGTCATTGTTAGTAAGTTCCTCTACCATGGCCGAGAGCTTTCTGAAAAGCTTGAAGAGACCATCAAGGTCCCAGGACAAGATATTGAAGAGTTCTTCTCTTCGAATTTCGTTATGTCTGTGATCGTCGATGTGACTGACACTTCGATCCCTGAAGGCATTGCTACGAAGAGTGGCTTACTTGTCTTCGTCATCGCTGATGGCAACATCGTCTATGATGATGTCTTCAAAGGCGAGGATGGTAAGATCTATGCACTTACAGAAGAAGGTCTTTCCAAGTACTTCTTCACAGAGAGACAGCATAGCCACGAAGATCAGATGGGTCATCTCTAAAAGAAATGGCAACGCCAACTAAAAGAGAAGTCATCCTTGAAGTTCACGACTGGGCACTGGTCTATGAAGCCTTGAAACAACAGGCAGATGACATGGGCGATGAAGTGCTTGATGACATTGCAGAAGCCATTCGCTCACAATCGAGGAGTTGAACATGTGGACACGACACGCACTTGCATATCTACAGACAGCAGAGGTCCAAGTCAACTTTGGAGGCTCTGCTAAGTTACGTGCTAAGGTCCAAATCATAAAGGATCAAGGCTACATGGATGGCAAGATCTTTGAAGTGAATGTCACAACATATAAACCTGAGGGCCTACTCTTTTCAAAGCGATACGCTGATATGAATCAAGCAAAGCAAGTCTACGATGATCTTTGCAAAGTCTCGATAGATACACTTCCATTTTAAGGAAAGCAAATGCCTCATATCCCTGAGCCACCTGTTGATCCTTATGCTGACTCACGAAGTGCAACACACTTTGGACCAGGGCCAGCACCATTTGCAGAGGGACCACTTTGTTTTACAGAGCTCGCTTTCATTCACATCACACAAGCTGACTGGGATCAAGCAAGTAAGTGCTATCCAGAGCTTGCAAGTGATTTCTCAAAGCCATCTACTGGAGTGAACGATACTTCAGAGGGCAATCAGGCCAAAGAGCCTAACGAAGACTGAAGGAGAAGACCCAATGGAAGAGACGACACAGACCATAACCACTGGCGGAGGAGTACTTAGTCCAGTTGTTCCAAACATCGGGCCAGTCATTTCAAACATTGTAGAGACTGGCAAAGAATCTAAACTGACTATTGCTCAAGCAGTAGCTCAAGCGAAAAGAGAACTCAAGAAGCTGAAGAAGAAGGGTTTTCGAATCGAGTCTCGTAAGCATAAACAAACATGGCTTGGCCATCGATGTCGAGAACTAATGGAAATAGACAATCTGGAAACAAATAGCTAAGACAGGAGGAAGCAAATGACTGCATTCATCGATTTCACGGGGCGAGCAGCTCCAGTACCCATAGATGCTACGCTTCAATTGACTTATGTCATTCCGATGCATGAGAATGCAGCTGTCGCACTTGGTGGTGGTCCTGCAGTCAATCGAAGTGGCTTAACGACTGTGCTCATCAAGTCAGGTTTCATTGATGGAGCAACCATTGGAGCACTTCCTCCGTATCCATCTCTTGTTAGCAATGGCATTACCACAATTGATCCAGCTCAACATATTGGTGTTGATGTCATGACTGGTCGGGCGCTTAACAATCTCGCTAAAGAGAATACCACAGCAGTAGTTAAGGATGCATGAAGAACCTAAAGGACCTCAATAAGGGAGCTGCAACTGGTGGAGGTCGCTCTGCTCCTAGAGCTATCTTTAAGCCTGTTGTTCCAACAGACAACTTGGGTAACGATCCGAGTCAGACAGTGCCTCAAGGCAATGCTGCTCAAAAGCCTGTTGCATCACCACAAGGTGGAAGCTACTTTGGCTCGATCTTTGTGACATTGACGACACCAACACCAAATGCAACGATTCGTTACTCACTTGATGGTACGAATGTGACGCTTGCATCAGACCTCTACACAGGACCTGTTCCTGTAGCCTATAGTCAGACATTGAGAGCAAGAGCATTTAGACCTGACTTGGTTACAAGTGGTGATATTACTGAGCACTACACCATTTCAGTGACAGGTAATTTCTTTGCTATTGAAGATGGTGGACACTTCATTCTTGAAGATAACGTTTCTCGTCTTTTATTGGAGGCAGCCTAATGAGCGATTCTAAGATTACCCAACTTCCAGCAGTAACCACTCTTGCAGCAGGTGATTTGATCACAGTTGTTACAGACCCAGGCGGTACACCTGCTAACAAGAAGATGACATATGGAGATCTAGAAACTGAGCTTCTTGCTGCTGTCCCACTAACAGCAGCTGGAAACGAAGGTGAAGTCCAGTTTAACACTGGAGGCCTTCTTTCTGGTCACTCACGATTCTTTTACACGCCTGGTGGAATAAACAATGTTCTCACTGTACAACAGGGGCCTTTCAACAGTCAGAATGCAATCATCCAATTGGATAGTGAAAATGGCCAAGCTGGTCAAGTACTTGATTTTAGCGTTGGTGGCTCCAGTCAATCAACAATTAGTAGACCTGGCAACGGTAGTGGTCTAGATTTTAGTAGTGGTAATAATCTTAGATTTAGACCAGACGGTGCTGGTAGTACATTTGAGATGGGTAGCTCTGCCTTCACGATGGTGAATCAGGGTCCTGGAATGAGTATCACGATGAGAGCTAGTAATTCTAGCTTCATCAATTTCATGGACGATAGTGGTGGAACCTATTACGGTGGTCTCCAATGTGGGGGAGACACAAGTACTGATGTTTGGCTCAATGTTGGGACACCATCAAAAACTTGGATCTTTGATACAAATGGTCATCTAACGACTCCCGGTTATTTAGGTATTGGCATTACTCCATTACAACCACTTCAAGTTAAAGTTGCAAGTAACCTAAACTTATTTGTACATGACAATGGCAGCACAGTTGGTCTAACAGCTGCTGATGATCCATTTGGTAACGTAGTCCCAATGGTCTTCGGTGCTTTACACCACCACTTTGCAAATGGGCCTGTAGGAATTAAGGCAGATCCCTATGCTGGTGAAACCAATAATGCATCTGCATTATTACAACTAGATTCTACAACACAGGGCTTGCTGCCTCCAAGACTGACAACAGCAGAAAGAAATGCAATAGGTACTCCTGCAACTGGTCTTCAGATCTATAACACTGATACACTGTCTTTAGAGAGTTACAATGGAACTTCTTGGGTGGGAGGTGGTAGTACATCTCCTGCTGGTAATAACACAGATATTCAGTTTAACAATTCTGGAGCATTTGGTGGGAGTGATCTTTTTACTTTTGATCTTCCTTCAAGACTGATGACCATTGTTGGTATTGGAGCTTCAGCCACTGCTTTCAATCTGACTTCCGAGATTGATGTAGGTCACAATACATTTGGTCCTGACCTTATAATTGCTTCAGGGACTGATGGAACGCCTGCAACAAATAAGGTAACAACTGGTGGTAATCTCTACTTAACAGCTGGTCAAGCAACTTCGACTGCAGGATCTCCCACCAACACTTCACAAGGTGGTAATCTCTATCTAACTTCTGGTAGTAGTGCAGGGAGTAACACTCAACTCCGTGGTGGTGATATCATTCTTACCACTGGTGATGGATTTGGTAATAGTGAAGAACTTTCCGGTGGAGACATCATCCTACAAACAGGCTTGGCACAGGGCGGATCAAATCCTGTTGGTGGAAGTATTATTCTCAGAACTGGCGTTGCTCAGAACTTTAGCAGTGGTCAAACCTTGACTGGTGGAAGTATTACTCTTACCACTGGCGACACAGCACAGTCATCTTCAGCTAATATGGTTGGTGGAAGTATTACACTTACCACGGCAGATCCAACAGGAGGCACAGATACTGGAGGAGACGTCACCATAACCTCTTTCAATCCTGCAAATGGTGGTAACTTATATTTGACAGGCGATGGGACAGACCATGGTCAAGTTGGTATTGGAACATTAACTCCAGATGCAAGTGCTTCACTTGATATCACTTCGACAACAAGAGGCTTTTTACCTCCAAGGATGACTTCAACTGAAAGAGATGGAATTACAGCTGTTACTGGCCTTCAAGTCCATAACACAACTACCAATCAACCAGAAGTATACAATGGCTTAATTTGGTCTGCAATCGGTTCAGTAGTTCAAGTCGTAAGTAATTCACTTGGTTCGCATACGACCATTCCTGGAAGTACACCTACTTTAGCTTTGTCAGCAGGCATCACCATGACTTCTATAACGAACAAATTGGTGATTGTCTCAAACAATGAGTTCGATACTGGAAGTGGAAATGACACTTCATTCCAACATGTTGGTACTGGTCTTACCAACAATACTGTTATTGGGACTAGAGATTCTAGTGGAAACGGTCTCCAGTCTATTACGCTCATTGATATATGCACTCCGGGAACTTTGACACCTCAAACTTATTCTGTTCAAGTTACTGGTACGACTACTGTCAATTATCCAACAAACAACAATTGGAGAAATACGATTTACTTGATAGAATTAAGAGCATAAACTGAAGACAGAAACTAAAGGAGAAACAAAATGAAATACGCAATTGAAGAAGGACTCGTCAACGCAGTACTAGGCTTTTTAGCACAGCAGCCTTATCAACAAGTCTTTAAAATGGTCAATGCATTGCAGACCCTTAAGCCTGTTGATGAGAAACAACCTGTAGCAGTAGAGCAACCGAAAGTCTAAACGATTTTCGTAATTCAAAGGAGGAAACACCATGCCAGCACCCACAGCACCTAACTACATCGACTTCCCCGGAGGCCATGAACCACTGCCGACACCGCCAGCACAGGCGACGTCAAGCAATGGAGTTCCTCTCCAAGCCGATGCACCAAAAGCGACGACAACAGTATCAGTGACGTCACTTCGTGAAACAGCTGCAATTGGTGATCTCTCACCTCTTGCAACACCCACGAAAATCTCTGAGCCTCAGATCCAAGTCAATGCCCGCCGTGGCACAAGCTTTGGTCCTGGCTTAGTGATGGATCCTGGAGTAGCACAGCATCCTGGCAATACAGGAAGCGTTGTTCCGAATGGCGCTCTTGGTAATACAGGTGCACCAGTGCTTTCTAGCAACACAAAGAGCACAGCAGCTGGCAACTTCCGCTAAACTGTGCCTCGCATCACTCTACAGAGATCAAGCTCCGCTGCCTGGAGGAAGGACTATATGCCTCCAGGCAGTTGGTTCTTGATGAAGAAGTCAACTGGCTTCTATGGACCCGACTCATTACTGTCATGTCCAAACTGTGGAGGAGACATAGTTGCTGAAGGTGACTTTGCGTTAGGTAAGAGATCATACGTACACCCAGCCAGAGTCTGGACTGATCCACGTAAGCCTGGTAGAATCTTTACACAAGCTTGTGGAGTAACAGTTACACTCAAGGCCAAAGATGGGTACGCTGAATACTAAAGGAGAAGACCGAATGAAGACAATGATAGCAGCTTCAATTGTCTTGTTAGCTCTCATGACATCCTCATTAAGAGCTGATGATACATCGACAACAACAGTCACTTCACCAGTCATTAGTACATCAACACCACAGGTTATTGTTTCACTTGTAGATGGTCTTCACTTACTAGACAATGCGATGCCTGCAACGTTTAGAGATAATATGCAAGGTGAATGGCTAACAGGTGCAACAACGGCTATCTATAAGAAGTACTACGTCAGTGCTGATATGGGTTGGGCAGTGCCACTTGAAAACAATAACCATGGTATGTATATCCTTGCAGGACGATTCTACCTTGGTCAATTGCTTACTGAGAAAGTCTCTATACTCAGTGCACTACCGACTCATTCAATCGTGACATCGAGCTTAATTAAGTACCTCACAGCAGGGTTTTGGGGAGCTCGTGATTTCAACAACGGTGTCTGGCGAGCAGGAGAGTATGTTGGATTTGAAGTAAAGCTTGACTATCTCAATTGGATAGGTAAGTCCTAGGAGTCTTATTTGACAGATGAGGATCGAGAAAGAAGGACAACTCTTGAAGCACTCTATAAGAAGCTGACATATGTCAGAAAGCTTCTTGATGATGGCTGGAATGTTACATTCTTCGATAACATTCCCACTAAAGAGATCATCTACTATCTCACTCATCCAACTGGCTTCGTTACAAGGCTAGCAATTAGTTGGAGTGATCTTCAGCTAATGCTTAAGGACTATCCAGAGATCAATGATCAGTACGAGAAATTGACTAAAGAAGAGGGAGAAATCTTTAGGACAAAAGTCAAACTACTGCACTTGCATCTCATGAGAATAACAAGAAGGATCGAATGAAGAAGAACATGGCAGACGAATTTAGCGGCGACGGTGTATCAGCTGGCTTCCATCGGAATGCTCGCATGACCGAGGAAATGACAGAGGCTGCAACCAAAGCAATGGTTGAGCAGACCTCGCGTGAAGGCTCTGGAGTGTATGCAGGTACACAAGGCGGAGTTCTTGGAGATGGTAAAGGGTTCGAAAGAACTGCTCAATTCCAACAACTCTTTCAGGGTTCTTCACAAGATACTGTACGTACACCACTGCTGTACGTCGATCCTCTTTGGGATACAGTCCTCTTACTGTTTCCTGAAGACAATCTCAAAGAAGTCAACAAACGACTTCGTCACTACTACAAGTTCCAACCGTATGTTGGTTCGATCGTAGACATTCACTCAACTTTTCCTCTATCAGACTTTGAACTCAATGTCGAGTCTGATGAACTAAAAGAGTACTACAACTACATAAAAGAAAAGCTTGATCTTCTTCAAATGGCTGTATGGATGCTCCGAGATAAGTATTTGCTCGGAGAGTCAATCTGGTATGGTACTTGGGATAAGCATAACTATGAATGGTCAGAGTGGAATCAATACCCACCTGAATACATTGATGTAAGAAGAACATACGCATCTAATGCAGCAGCGTATTTCCTCTTACCAGATCCTGAGCTCCAAAAGATCATTGCAAGTAATGACCCTGTCGATCAAGAACTAGTTCGTCTCATGCCAGCAAGATTCGTTGATGCTGTTGGTAGAGGCAAACCTTATCTGCTTGATAGTGAAAGAGTCATTCACTTCAGCAACCGGACCGCGAAGTACACCCTCCGGGGTCTTTCGCTCGTAAAGCGAGTTCTGAAAGACCTCCTCTTTGAAGACAAGATCCGTTACCTTCAGTACACATTCGTTGACAGACACATGTTTCCAATCAAGATCTTTAAGCTTGGAAGTGAGGCAAAGGGCTGGATCCCCTCACAGAAGCACTTCCAGCGCTTCAAACAGCTTCTTGTTCAAGCGGCCAACGATCCAGACTTCAACATCATCTATCACTTTGGCATCCAGGTTGACTACGTCGGGACCAAGGATAAGATCGAGAACCTCATTCCCTGGTTCGAGTGGGTCGGCAAACGTATCATGACCGGTATGTTCGCTAATGAAGCCCTCCTTGGAGGCGAAGCTCCTTCGTATGCTGGACAGACCGTCAACCTGAAGATGCTTTTCCATCGATACGTTACAGAACGTGAGGCAATTGAGTGGATCTTTAAGTACAAGATCTTCTTACCGATTGCACGTGAACAACAGTTTGTCAGACGCACTGAAGCTGAGCTCTCACACAAGATTCGAATCAAGAGTAAGACTGTTCCTGCATCGAAGTACTATCTGCCTCAGTTTATTTGGCGTAAGCTGAACCTGCTGAATAACACCACTGAGCAAGAGATGCTTATCAGGATGAGGAACGATGGACGTATTCCGATGGAAGTCATCAATGACATCTTCGGTCTACAGGCCAAGTCACTCACAGAGCAATTCAAGAAAGAGGAAGCAACCTACTTCGATCCAGAATGGCAAGAGCTCAAGAAACAAGTTCTTGCTGATGAGGACAACAAGGAAGTCAGGGAACGCTACCTCCGAGGTGAAAAGCTTAAAGACATTCTCGATGATCTTGCTGCTAAGGCAAAGGTCAAAGAAGAACTTGAAGAAGAGTCTAAAGAGAAAGCCAATAAGCCACCAGATGAACCTGAACTTCTCGGTGGAGGAGGACCAGATGCTGGTGGTCCAGTTGGTGCTCCAGCGGGTGAACTTCCAGGACCCGGAGAAGGACCAGAGGAAGCTTCAGAACTCCCTGGTGAACGTCCAGGTGGTACAGAAGTTCCTTCTGCACAAGGACCAACAGCACTTGGTGAAGAAGCTGAAGCTCTTCCAACAACACCTGGAGCTGAAGGACCTGCAGTATGACACTCAAACTAGAAGAGATTCAGGCTTTCGAAAGTGATGCAATGCACTACATTGCACAGATGGATCGAGCAGCTACTCATCTAGCACGCATCTTAGGATCGAGAGAGATCTCACTTCTCTATAATGAAGTTGGAATGTTGAGAAGCTCGATCAATGGAATGGGCTACAAGATCAATGAGTATGTTGAGAAAGAAAGACGATCTGTCATGGATGAGATCGATAAAGAGACTGCAAGAACATAAGACAGAAGACAAGAGGAGACCTATGACCTTTAAAAGGCAGGGAGCCCCAGAACCAATCACTGATGTACTTCCAGACTTGGCAGGCATGATCGATGATGGTACAGAAGTGACTTGTCCTAAGTGTAATGCTAAGCACACGATCAGTCACGGCATCATTATCAAGTCCTCAGGCAAGAAGCACCCAGTACACGGTAAGCACATGATCTGTGACTGTGGTGAAGAGTTTAAATGGAGGAAGTAAATATGTGGACAAGACTTGCAGAGGTTGAAAAGTGCAAGGGATGTGGCTCACAAGCTGCACTCAATAAAGATGGCCTTTGCAAGACCTGTGAAGGCCGTGAGACAACTGATGATGTGAAGCGCATCATGCAAAGTTCTTGGACAAAGACTGCTGCACCAGGTCAAAAAGAGTTATGTGGCATTTGTCATAAAAAACCAGTCACACTCGCCTGTTATGATTGTTCAACAAGAGTTTGTTCGCAAAAGTGTCTGGATAAACATTATGACCTTGACTACAAAAAAGGCAAGAATGGTCAGCACTCAAGCAGTCGGATGCGTGACTAGAAGGAACAAGAATATGAAGAAACTACTCTTTGTTACAGCATTGCTTGCACTTTCAGGCTGTACAACACGAGTTCTTGTCAGGGACTGTCAAGACATGAAGGACAGTCCTTTTAAGAACTGTGAGCTCATCAGGAAGCTTTAGAGGGAGGATGAAATGTTCTACAGAAAAGCTGCTATCGAAATCGAGGATGTCTACGTCCAAGATACAAAAGGCTGGTCTTGGAAAGAGATCGTCAAAAAGTCGACGATGTCCAAACGTGCTGAATTCCTCCCGCAGGACGCGTTTGAATATGATCCCCAGAATTTTGTCTACTTCAGAGCTCGATCGATTACTGCCAACATTCCCAACGGGAATGGAGACTTCTTTGACGACAAAGAGCTTGAAGCGTCGTACAAAACATTCGTAGGTAAAGGCTTCTACATTGAACACCAGAGTGACTCTATCGAGAAGGCAAAAGGGATCATCCTTGACAGTGTCTGGCATCCAGAGACAAAATATGTTGAATGTCTTGTGGCTGTCGACCGTCAGGCGTATCCAGAGATTGCACGACAGATCGAGACTGGAATTCTCGGCAGTGTCTCCATGGGATGTACAGTGGAAGAAGCAGAATGCTCACTCTGTCACAATATCGCACGTACAGCGAAAGATCTCTGTGTCCACATGAATCCTCAGTCTGGAGCTTACTGTAAAGGTAAGTCAATGCCTGATGGTTCTAAGGTCTATGAGATCAACCGTAAGTGCACATTCACTGAGCTTTCAGGAGTGGCACAACCTGCAGACTTTGAAGCACATGTCTTTGAGGTCTTTGCATCCATGCAAAGAAACCTTCTTAAACATGCTCAAACCTATCAACAAATGAAGGCTAAGGCATCTGGTTGTCCAGATGGCAAATGCACATTGGATATTGCTTTGTCCCAATTGACTCAAGAAGAGAGAATCCTTCTTAAGGCAGCCATTGAAAAGCAAGCACTCAATGTTCAATCACCAACAACATTCCAGGGCAATCCACAGACTGATAGTGGAGCAGCAAACCCTAAGCATGACCTTGACATCAAGTCAGATGCTTACGCTGGACCTGAACGTCGTAAGCCTTTGCCTTTGAAGACAAAGGTTGACTACGGTATGCCTCACGAATGTAAATGTGGAGGAGCTGGTAATTGTGGAAATCATAGTCACACTGCTTCTACTTCTTCTGATCATAATCATAGCTTCACTATTAATGCTAGCTGCCATTGTAACCATTGCGATCCTAGCCGCCATAGTCATCACCATTGTACAACTGTTGCTGGGGCATGCGATGCCCATATAGTTGTGACTGGTGAATCTATCAATGAAGCGATGACGCCGATCCCTGTCAAGATCGAAAATGAGATCCATAAAGCAGTCAATGAGAAGATTGACTCTGAGATCAAGGCTGAGGTTAGGGAACAGGTTGATAAGATGCTTGGTGACATAGTTGACCAGGTCGTTCAGCCCATTGACAAGGCGGTCGAGCAACAGATCGAGGAGTCTAGGGATGACGTTACAAAGACTGTTGAGCAAGTGGCTGACGAGGTTTCTATGCCTCCTGCTACTTCTAGCCCTAGTCCTAGCATACAGTATGGTCCTTATGCTACGGCTGCCATGGTCATTGATCGAGCGATTACTGCGGCTTCGATCGACGAAGCAGGAAGAACAGCTCTGAGATCCGGATTAAAGGATATCATGAAGAAGCACATAGGTTCCATCGTGATTGGACCTAAGCACGTCCTGATGCCCGATGTCAAGGGCTTCAGGCTCTATTCTGAAGGTAAGCCAACTGAGACTGTCATTCAAATAACGAACCCTGAAGACTCAAGCCCAAATTCAATATCTCAGCTCAGAGAAGCCTGCCTCATTGACACGAAGGCAGACTAGAAGCGAAAACAGACAACACAAGGAGGAGACAAAATGTTCGAGCTAAAATATGTGATCAAGGAAGGTAAGACACCGAAAGACTCTTTCTTGAAGTCCTTCTTCCTCGCCAAAGAGGGTCCTGGCATGCTGAGAGTCGTTAAAGCTAGTGACATCGTTCCGGCAGAGATTCAGAAGATGGTCTTCGCGAACAAAGAGTCTGAAGTGGCAGAACCCGATGAAATCTGTGCTGGAATCAAGAGAGAATGTGGCAACACATTCGCTGGTTTCCTTAAATGGGTAACAGCTCAGAAAGAGAATGTCAAATCAGAAATCAAACGCATTGCCACTAGCGGTGATAAAGACTTTGACTACTCGAATTGGGCCATCAATGAAAAAGAAGTACCCCGCCAAGACGAGAAAGTCACCGAAGATCCCACACACTCATGGAGCGAAGAAGAAGCCACAGCCAACAAAGCACTTGCAGACAAGCCTGGCACTTTGCCTGGCCATGGTCGGAAGATTAAGGATTTCTTCAACCGTCTGCCTGACGCCGGTGGCGTAGGAGAACCTACCAAAGCGATCGATGTTAAATCGAAGAGCTTGGGTGGCCCTCTTAAGATGCTCCGAGAAGCTCTTGCTCGCGAAGAAGAAGCCAAGAAGAAGGTTGAAGCTGCAGAGAAGAAAGCCGCTGATCTCGAGCTTAAGCTGACCAAGAAAGCTGAGGAAGAAGCTCAGAACGCTAAGGCTCAAGAGATCGACAGCATTCTTCACGAGCTCACCGAGCTTGGTTTCGAAGAAGCAGATCTTGAATCCGCTCGAAAGATGCTCTCAGCTGTGCCTGATCAAGCTCTACAGGCCTGCAGAGAACTCGTTGAGCAGATCGAAGCTAAAGTTAACAGAGCCGAAGGACCGACACAGCCCGGAATTCCAGAAATGGATGGGGCACCGAAGACCGAAGAGATGGGAAGCTATGCGCATCTGAAGGACAGTGATGAAGATGTTCCGCCAGTTGTCTTGCCCGCAGACAAAATGCGACAAGCAGCTTCAGTGGATTCATTCTCTCAACTCTGGGCCGCAGATACCCTAGCAAGAGGCAACAGGTAAACTGGCACCATAGACCAGTAGAGCAGCACACAAACTAACCAGGAGGAAAGTCCAACATGGCAATCAATGCCGACCGAAAGGTTCTCGAGGACTCCACAAAGGTCGCCAACGCAACTGCTGTAATTTACGCTGGCGCCCCTGTGGCACTCGATACCAATGCAACGGTCGTCGCTGGTACCAACACGACTCTCATCTATGGTCTTGCCAAGAATGATCAGAATTCTTACCGTTCAGACACATTCGGTGAATTCGGCGCATTCGGCTCTGGCAAATTCGGTGTCGTAGTGCAAGGCATCGTTGTTGTTTCACCGTCAATCTATTCGACAGTGAACGGCACGACCACAGTGAACGTGTATGATGCTACTCGAACCTACAACGTGAATGAAGCGTTGTATGCGTCCTCGACTGGCCTCATTACCAATGACGGCGCACAGGCAAACGGTCTGACAAACTATCTCGGAAGAGTGAACGTGCCACCCACGGCCACGAACCCGAACATGGAAATCAGACTAGGCAAGCAGTACTAGACCAACTGACCAACTAAAAATAAAAGGAGATAACGACCATGCTACCAGGTGCTAATTCAATGCCTTCGCTGAATAAAGTTCAGCGCGAGCGCATGATTCAGCAACTGCTGCGGGCCGCCAACTCAGCTGGTCAGCTCGGTGATGAAGGCTTTACCCGTTCCGCGGGTACTGCTCCTTTACTGCCGACGGTCCCGGCTGCTCAGATGGAAGCAGCATTAGATCAGATTCTTTCTGGTCCTAATGGCTTCCGTCGCTTGGCGTACTCAATGCAGTTGCCGCTCAAAACCCGACTCGACTATGTCAGCGTAGACCGTAAGGTCTTGCTGGTGGACGAAATGCCGCAAGGCGATTTCCCCATCTACGACGTTGACATCCCAGAGTTCGGTGCTGTGAAACTTGCCGCACTCGGATCACCGACAACGTTTGAAACAAACGTTCGACGTGTCCAGTTCCCGACATTCGTGCTGGGAATCGATGAAACAGTTAAGTACGAAGACATCCAGATCCGCCGCTACCCGATCTTCGATCGGGCTAAGGAACGTGTCGCCATCGCAATGGCGATCGCAGAAGATGACGAATTCTTCCGCGTTCTGCAGGCAGCGGCTGCTGTGTCTCCGAACACGCCGTTCTCATCGTCTGCAGTAACCAAAGTTGTTCTCGCTGACATGGTGGGAACAAT